AAAAATCCAGTTTCTGAAGAAGACTGTCCATTCTTATCAAAGTAGTAATATTTGGAATATTGTAATGCTTGTTTTTCAGAATATGAATTATTTGTAAGTCTTGATCCAAAACCAAGTTTCAAATCAACAATCGCACCATTGATTGTTCTTTCTGTAGTAACAATGTTGTAATTTATACTTGGAGAAATTTCAAACGCTCTTCCATTCATAGAAGGGTGAGCAGTATTGAAACTATATTTGTAGAACTTCTTGATATCAATTACAGGATTCCTTGTAAACTCTAGATTATCAGAAGAAAATTCAAATACAGACTTTGCTGGTTCGATTTCTAAAATTCTAACTAGTTTCTGATCAGCACTCTGATCAAAGAATACTGTACTTAGAGAAACCTCATTGATTGTGCTTAAAGTTTGATCATATCCAAATACAACTTCAGCAACTTGAGTTGTTGTATCATAGTCTTCGATGACTGGATCACTAGGACTAGATCCAAGAGCAAATCCTTTTGGTAAATTAAATGCAGGTGCAATCTGTGTTAATGCAGCACCATCAAAATGTTCTACAGCAGTAGTTCCTAACTGCCCTCTCAATACAGTTAGTACATTGTCAGTTCTATTGACTACCTTTACAATCTCACTGCCAATTCTGATAAAATCATCTGCAGTGAATCCAGTACCATCAGCTACATTGATATCAGTTTCTTCTGCACCAAGACCAACATGGTCTACACGAATCTGAACACTACCAGTTGTTAGATCTGATTTTGAGAGATAAGCAGCACTAACTGTAAGGACATCACCTCTCTTGTATCCAGTTCCCTTCTTATCTGACCTTGGTACTACAGATGTTACATAACCTTCAGGTCCGACAATCATACGCGCTGTTGCGTCCTCTCCAGATCCACCAAGTAGAGGTGCCTCTGCATATATTTGGTTTGGTAGGTAGTCAGCACCACCAGTTAGGAGCGTCAGTTTGCCAACACCAGTATCCGTGAGAACCGTTGCAGCAACTGGGATGTTGAACTTAATTTTTTGGTAGATTCTACTTCTTACATAGTATAGTGTTGTTGATGATGAATCGTCTGGATTGATATCAACATCAATCACATCATTAACACCAACACCATGATCTTGACTGGTCTTCAGTATTGCAACATTGTTGTTAATGTTGAAAATAATCAAACCACTGCTTAGAGAACCAACCTGAGCAACATTAACACCAGGAGTATCAAGTAAATTTGAACTTCTGATGAAATAGTTGTCTGTTGGTGTAAATGAACCAAATACTAGTCTTACTTTTACACTATTCTTAGAAATAGTAGTTTCTAGTACGATTCCTTGTGCAATAACTGATGCGGCACCATCAGTGTACTCAAGCATTGCACCAGATGTGTATGATGCATTCTCATCAAGAATTAAATTTAGTACAGTTGTACTAGAACTGAGTGTGTCTCCAGTAGAAAACTCACCACTTACATTTCTAAGTGCAAATTGCTTACCAGAGAATACATCACCAACAATCTCACCAGACGCACCAGTTACATCTTGAGTGATAGTATCACCATCAAACAAATATGCAGTGTTAGAAAGATTGACCAATAGTGCCTTCGTAGATTGAGACTCAATAGACTCAACCTGTTTTCCCTTTACAGAAGATACTTCTGCAGTGGCACCAAAACCACTGGTAGATGTATTGTCAATGAATACTTCAGATCCTACAGAGAATGTATCGACACTAGAATAGATCTCAGCACCAGATACATTACCTCTTTCGATATCTTCAATAACTGCTACTGCTAGTTCACCATTAGCATCGATGTCAGCAGTTCTGAGTCTTGTAGAAGTCTTAGGAATGTCAGTATGAGACAATGCCTGTGTATAGTTTGAATCTCTAGGAATAGAATAATAGTTGTCTCCTAGGATATATGGGAACTGTGGATCATCATTACCATCAACAGTAATGAAGTATGCATAAGTTCCTTCTGGGTAGTCTGGAGTTACACAGAATCTACCATTGTTTTGATCTAAGTGTCCACTCTGGTGAACATAAGTATAATCTTCAAAAAATGAACCTAGTGGATAGGTAGCAATAGCAGGTCCATTACTTCTTGCAATATTTTTAGTGTAACTAGAATCCATTCTTACAATGGAACTAGTAGAATCTAGAGCATCAGAAAAACCAAAAGCACCGTAAATGGGATTACCATCATAAGCAAATCCCAGAATAGGAGAGTGGTTGGATCCATTGTCGTTTTGTCTCAGCGCGGTTGGTGATGCATAGTATGCATATCCATAATCTTGAGAGATATCTTTGTTTTGGATAGCATAACCATTATTACTATCTAACTCAGAAGAGTATAATTCATAACGATTCTTAGTCCATTGTAATACTTTGGACTCTGCAATAGCACCAGAACCAACAGAAATTACATCTACACGAATGTTTTCTGCTGTATAACCACTACCTGTATTAACTTGAATAAAATCAACTAGTTGACCTGCAGGAGAAACTACAGCAGTGTAGTCAGCAAATCTTCCTTTACCTGCTAGATCTATAATTCTAATGATTGGTGGAGAAGAGTAGAACTCACCTGGGTTCGATACCACTAGACTAGTGATTTCACCATTAGTAACAATTGGTGTTACTACACCGTTTCTGCCAGATACAACTTCTACTTGTGGGTTACCTTGATAATTGCCAGGATTGTCTACTACAATAGACTCAACGACCTGACCTGCCATTCTTGCTCTAGCAATACCAGAAACACCATCCACCAATACAAATGGTTCTCTCGCATAACCAGAACCCCTGTTGAGCACAGCAATTTCTTGTAGTGGACCATTGAATACTTTCTCAGTATCTTTGGCACTCATTGCAACAACACCATTTACAAAGATGCCAACATCTCTATCGTTTGTTTTGTAAATCTCTGTGGTGCTTGTAGGTTGCTTCGGTAAAATTCTTAGTTGACGCTGATCCTTGACAGGAACATTTAATGTGAATGGATGATCGGGGAATCCAGAAGATGCAATATAATAATCTGTATCATCCTCAAAGATTGCAGATACACCAGAGTTTAGTTGTGGTAGACCAGATACTTTACCAGTTGATAGACTCCATCTGATATTGTTCTGTGAGTCAACGATCTTTTGATTTGTTGTCTCAAATCCTGGTTTAGAAATCTCTAATTTTTCACCAGCAACTGCATATGGTTCTTTAGTCTCAGATTCGACTGAATATAAGACACCTAAGATCAGAATTGAGTCTGCACCTACATTGACTTCAGCAGCGTCGTATACAAGACTGCCCGCAGTGTAAGAAGAACTGCCAGATCTGGTCTTGATGGTAAATTGATTGACATTTTTAGTTTCAAATGTGAAGACTTCGTTCTCAATATAGAACTTACCAGTCTCACCCCATCCCATAGTAGAAAACACATCAACAACTGTGCTGTTGATGTCAATGTCTTCTGTTAGTTTTGTTTTAGATGAAATTGCAAAGTCACCGTTGACAGTTTCTTCTGCCAAGATGAATTCATATAGATCAATACCGTCATATGTACCAGAGAACAGTACATTGTCGATGGTAGCAGAAGCGTAGTTACCATCTAGGTTTTGGACGATTTGTTTTCCAATAAATGACTCTGGAGAACCAGAAATGATTTTTACTTTTAGAGAATAATTATTAGTCCATGTAGACTCAGATGACTTGAGTGTATAATCTCTAGGATATAATACCTCAGGGTTCTGATCATTAGGAACTAGACATTTAAACAAAAACTTGATAGAGTTCTTTGTTCCTTTGGATTTGTAAAAATCACCGATGTTCTTGATCAGTGTTCTCTGATCAACATTCTCATTTAAAAATGATACAGGAAAGTCTGGTAAGTATTGTGCCTCGAAACTCTTCACGAGAGCAAAGAGGAACAGATTACTAATATTTTGTACAGTAGAACCATTTGGATGGTCTGCTGCTTGTGTAGTTACAAATGTAGACTCATTATACAAGTCTCCTAGTGTAGTGTTACCACTCACACCTCTACTTACATGGAGAAACTGTGTATCAGTTCTTTCTTTGTAAAAACAAATTTCTTCGTTTACTGCCAAGTATCCTGACTCAGGAAATGCAGTAGCATCTACTACAGTAATTGTAGTATCAGTGTCTTGTGCAAATTCTGCAAGTTTAGTCTCTTGCTGCAGAATTTTCTTCTCATAAAAATCAATATTACGATATGTCGCAATATTACTTGCAATATCTAATGGTTGCCCTTGTAATTCAAGCTGCTCATAATACTTCTGTACGAACTTACCAAAAAGTTCGTACTCATCGCTGATAAATGCTGGAAGTTGATCTTCAATTAAAAGAGAGATCTTATTAGCAGTCTTAGGCATCTACTACTCTTTATATGCGACGAATTTACTCTTTGCAACATCAACATCCAGATATGCTTCTCTAAGTACAGAAACATCATCTGACGCTGGTTTCACACGCAACTCAATGCGATTGTCTGAAAAACTTCCTTGGATGATAGTTAGATCATACATTTTGATCTCACCTTTAGCATAATCAATGTCACCCAGAGAGTCGTTCAAGACAATTTTTTCACCAGTCAGTGCATCTAGTCTATATAGGACAATTTTGCCAGATCTATCCTCCAGATACACGGTATAGTTTGGATACTCAAGGGTTACAAAACCACTGGATGTTACAACTGGATCGTCACAATCCTTTAGGAATTCATTCTGGTAACAGATCTCATAGTATGATGTAGCATTGAGTTGTGCATAGAAGTCCTTCCTCAAGGTTACTTCTGTCAAGTTTGAGTTGATTGCTCTGTCAGCATCATCAATGACACCAATGAATTTGGAATATCTGAACTTACCATTGAACTTCTCGGTATCAGAAGTCTTTAGATACTCTGTAATTGCACTGCTGACTTTAGAAGCAACATCTCTTGGTAGTAGATTTGTCTTTGTTCCATTGTAATAGATCTTAGAAGACAACTCCACATATAGAATAGATGGATCAACCAGTACAGGTCTTACAGAACCTACTGAGTATTGCTTCAGATCCGCCTCAATCTGTCTCTTCGTGAATTGTGATAGGAATGATGCATCAGATGGTTTGATGGCAATGAAGACCTTACCATAGGCAGGAGGAACTTGATCCTCTCCACCAAATACAATGATGTCACTGATCGCTGGATATACATTACGAGCGATTACCTCATAGTCACTACCTGTGACTGCTCTGTTTTGAGATGCAAAGTATTTTGGTGCAAGATACTTGATTTTGTTGATGCTCTCAATATCTTCACCACCAGACGCCTTCGAGACTGTAGTGATACCAGTCACATTGTAAGGAACAGAAAGAACACCCACATCATCTAAGAAGACACCTGCAAAAGAGAATGTACGCGCACCATTGGATTCTTTTCCATTGGTCCTTACATAACTCATCTCAACAACTTCGCCGTCTTCTAACTTACGACCTAGTACACCATCACCAAAGATGACCTGATATCTCTCATCTTCAATTTCATTGACAAAGAATACCTTAGCATCCTTATCAATACTAGGATCTAGGATGTTGTCAACACGCTTGTACGCATCATTGATCGTACTAGTCTCAGACTGAAACACATTCACCTTCAATGTATTCAAGTCTGCACTAGGATTCTCAATTAAAAACTTTTGAGACTCAGATACTGTATTGACTAGAGTTCTTGACTTAATCTGAGTTCCTTCTACTAATTCTACTTCTGTAAATGTAGCGACACCGTTTGCGACTTCCGCCCTAGTATCTTCGACTACAATATATTGATATACACTGTCATCATAGTTAGTGATGAAACCAGTTCCCTTCTTCAGAGTGATGAACCCTGGTGCATTGTTAGGGATGTTAACATTAAATGACAATACTGTCTTCGGAGCAGTAATTGACTTCGGTGTGTATCCTAACTGTTTCGCTAGTGTAACAACATTGTCTCTCAGTGTTGCACTGTCAAGAAACATCTCGTTTACCACCATGTTCGTATTGAACGCGGTGTAATATGTGTTATACGCTAACACATCCAATAGTTGACTGAGCACAGAACCATCAAAGTCATAGTCTGTGAAATCAGACTGCGCTCTCATGTATTCCTTTAGCGCAGTTTTAATCTCAGAAAAATCTAGATTATTGAGCTGAGTGTATGGCATTTATCTTGTGCGGGTCAGGAAGAACTCTACAGCAACTGGTGCAATCTCTGTACCAACAACCTCAAATGACAACTCTACATTAAAACCATTGTAACTATAATCAGGTTCTGTGTTTATTTGCACAATCTCAATTCTAGGTTCAAATGTTTTTAATGTCTCACGGATCGATGAACTAATAAGTGCTGCAGTAGCAAAATCTAATGGCTCAAATAAAAAGGAGCGAAGACCACTCCCAATATTGGGTTGGAAGGGTCTCTCTCCTCTATCAGTTAATAGTAATGTTGTGATCGCTTGTTTAATTGCGGCAGCATCCTTAGTAACAACCAGATCGTCAGTAACTGGATGCTTCTTAAAACTAAGATTCAAATCCTTGAAGGATTGTGTCAGAGCTTTTGCCACAACATAAGTAGAAGATTACTACTTATTTAGTCAGTCGGTCCAACGCTCAACAAAATCGTTCATAGCATCCTTACGACGCTTCTGTTCTGCAGCTTTCTTAAGATACTTTTCACTGTCATATTCACTGATCAGTGTCATGCCGCTACGAATAAACTCATCACCTTTATCGACAGATCCGTCTAGGTGTTGTGGATGTCCCATCATTTGTTCTCCTCCGTTAGTAGTTGTGGATCAGAACTTTTAGTGGGGTTGCTATCCCGTTCTGCTGATGTAGTCCAGAAATATTCGTCGGTGTCTCCAAGGCGTCCCCAGGCGGTTCCGTTCTCTACTTGGTATTCTATAGTCGATACCTTGAAGTCGGGCGTCAGGGGCGTCTCAGGTGTGATAGAGAGATCGTATACACGCATCCTATTATTAGGATACAAAGCAAACTGACCATTCTCTAATGCAATGCAATTATGTGACTTGTGCTCGGCGGGCACCTCACTCACATTATTATCTATAACATCAATGTTCGCGTGATAGTTATCTAATGTAAACAAATACTCACCGCGCATCAAACCATGGTCCCTAGTTCTCACTTCAATATCCATAGAACTAATAAAACCTTTATTGATGCATCCTACACCGTAATCCATACAGTTCCAGAATTGTAAATTGGGTAAATCCATATCTACATTCGGAGTTTTCGGCGTTCGGAGGAACGCGCTTATCGGTAACTTATCATACAAAGCACCATACTCGGGTAGGTAAGTCTCAAAATAAAAAGCACGCCCAGGTATCGACTTTGCAGATACCCAGACGCCTCTAACGAACTCACCATGCCCATCCTGATGGTCGCGAAGATATTCTTTACGAACCCACACAGTCTCAGCAGGCAAATTACAAATCAGATTCATTTCTCTTGCTTCGGATAATATACTTCGACATATGAATCACACTTAGGACAGTGGAGGTTAGTTACGAAACTATAATCTTCACAGAGCTCACAATCGGTGTCTCCACCCCAGATGAGCTCTGTGTCACAGTGCCAACATCTCACCTGCCTTGACCGCGATAACGCTTACGCTTGCCGTTGCGTGCCGTGGCACTATACTTCGTGTGCTGCCCCGAACCCTGACGAGTACGCTTGGGTTTGGTTTCGATGGTAGGTCCGCCACTGAGACCAACTTTTGCTCGAGCCATAGTTATGTTTGTGTACCAATTATTATTGTAGGATAAGGAGTGGTTCCTGTCAAGTCCCTAAGTTTAGGTGTGCCACTTGGAGCATTGACTGTATCACCACTGACAACAACTCGCTTGCCTTCAAAGAAGACAGTGGTGTTGACCTTCCCAAGAATGTTGAGACGCTCCAACGGTGGTGGAAGAGGTGGCAGTATGTTTGGCCATGTTCCTGGAGCAGGTAGCGGTGGTCTGTCAGGATTGACAATAAGCATCGGCACACCTGTTGGCGCTTCCTTTGTAGCACCTGTTCGTAATGTCTTCAATTCTGTTGGATAGTTCGCAGCACCTAAAATCGGATACGGAGGATACTGGGCGCTGATCTCATTTCTAGTTGATAGAGAGTCTAACGCAGCTCCAGTAACGATCGTACCCTCTAGGGGGAAATCTATACCAGCAACAGGTGAATCAGTTGACATACTTACCCATCATTCGGATTTTCTCATATAGATCATCCAATGCTTCAGAGATCTTCATGTAACTCTGGGAGTGGGGCGGCTTGTACATCAACTGGGGGTTTTCTAAAGCCTTCACCCTCAGTTCCAGTCTCTCTAATTTCTCGTGCAGCT